TGATAACGAGGCATACCTATTCGGGTCACTTACCTGAAGCTGAATTAAATCAGCTCTTCGGTACATTTTCTTACCTCCAACAGAATCACCTGAGGAGCGAGTCTCTGAACTGGTTTGTCGCATTGCCTTCTGACGTTTGACTTTCTCTGCTTTATTGACCTGTTTAGTCTTACCAATCATTGATATTTGTTTCCAAGTACCTAATAATTCGTTTGCAGCATTAAAATCATAATCAGCATCAGCCTTGCGGAACAGTTCGGTACGAATACCACTCGCTCCTACCCACTTTTGAAAGTTACTATCACCAACAACATCCATGAAATCAGGGTGTGTTGCTTCTAGCTGAGTTAAATTAGCACCTTGTACCGACTTAACATTACCTTCTCTAGCTTTGATAATCTCTGGATGGTTTTCTATCGCTGAATTAACTGCCTTAGCAGGGTCATCGTAAAAACTATCCTCGAAACTAACAGCTTCTTCCGTTGTTTCAGTAGCTTGATTAGCTTGTGATTGTTCAAGTAGTTGGTTAATCAACTGACGTTGGTCTCCAACCTCTTGCCCTTGCTTACCAAATGCCTTCTCGACATTCTGGTGCATATTTATCACATCTTCCAGTGACTTCCCAGCATACTTCTCAGGTGGAGAATATTCTGGTTCGGCTTGTATTTCTTGCTGAACCTCTTGTTCTACCACAGGAGTTTCTGTTACCTGTTCCGCTACACCTTCAGGTGCTGTATCTACTACTATACTCATTTTCTTGGTCTCCGCCCACATGGGGTTATGAAGTTATTTTATGATGGGTTTGTTTCCAAGTTATCCATCGCTAGTTTAGTTGCAGCTTCTAAGCTTAATAATAAACCTAACTGTTGCAACTGACCCTTAGCGTGCCAAAGGTCTTGTTCATTTTTCATAGTGTCAACGTCTCGTACACTATTTTCAATGTTCTTTAATTCTTCCATCAGGTCTAACCAACCTTCAGTTTCAAATAATTCTAACCTATCTTTAAGGAAGTGGTCATCAGTCTTCACTGATAAGTTCCAGTAATAGGTGTCTTAGCTGCAGCTTCTCTAGCTTTAGCCATGTTTAATATAGTCTCTGACTTCAAATGCTCTACTTCTGGAATGTTCCTAGCAGTCTCAGAGTTCTTATTCTGAATATCAGCTTTAGTTTTCTCTAATGCAATAGAATCTTTCTGTAATTTAAGTATCTTTTCTTGAATCTTAATCTCAGTAGGTGCAAGTTCTTGAGCTTCCGCATACCATTTAGCAGCTTTAGCTTTCTCTTCTTCAGCTTCAGCATTTGTTTTAGCAATATCTGCCTGTGCTTGAGCAATCTGTAACTCAATAGCCATTTGTTGCTGTTGCTGTTGCTCAGGGTTAGGTTGATTACCTTGCATAAGAGCATTAACAATCTGGTCTCTATTATGAATAGAGGAGTTTTGCATCATAGCTAATAAGATAACATTAAATGCAGGTGAGTCTTTAGGAATAGCTTGTAACATTTGTACCATCTGAGTCATTTCTAACTCTTTAGCCATGATTCCCATAGTTGAATATGGAACAAACTTATAATCTGATACAGGGTAACGCTCAACATCAAACTGAATCTTACGCCACATTGATTTATTAATCAAAGGAATAAGGAATGTATTTTGGAAATTCATTAATGTANATCTTAATCTCATTAGGTGCAAGTTCTTGAGCTTCTGCATACCATTTAGCAGCTTTAGCTTTCTCTTCTTCAGCTTCAGCATTTGTTTTAGCAATATCTGCTTGAGCTTGTTGCATCTGTAATTGCATACCCATCTGTTGCATCTGCTCTGCTTCTGGATTAGGTTGATTACCTTGCATAAGAGCATTAACAATCTGGTCTCTATTATGAATAGAGGAGTTTTGCATCATAGCTAATAAGATAACATTGAAAGCAGGTGAGTCTTTAGGGATTGCTTGCAACATTTGCACCATCTGAGTCATTTCTAACTCTTTAGCCATGATTCCCATTGTAGAATATGGAACAAACTTGTAATCTGATACAGGGTAGCGTTCAACATCAAACTGAATCTTACGCCACATTGATTTATTAATCAAAGGAATAAGGAAAGTGTTCTGGAAGTTCATCAAGGTACGTTTCTGTCTCTTAATAGAAGCAGATTGTGCCATCGACATACCAGAAGACGTAGCTCTTTCAGCAGAACCAGCATCAGCAGAGCCAGTTCCCATCTGTATCATGTTTTGAAGTGAGGCAACCTGAGTAAACGTGCTTTGGTCTGTGGTTCCCAAGTCCAATGGCATAAGAGCATCGCGTGGTGAACCATTTGTTAGTATTGTCTTACCAGGTCTAACCTCAAACTTAATACCACGAGGCAGTCTAGTCGCATCTGCTGCCATCATCGGTGTAGTTGTTAGGGCGAGAGAGTCAATTCTTGCTCTCATCTCAGCATCTAGTGCCTTTTGAGGGTTGTAACCTTTCTCACAGACACCTCTACCCCAGAATTTGTTAGGAACAATGTCATGTTGGTAACTTATAAACGGTCTATCTACCATCATGAAAGCATTTTCCTCTGCTCTTAGTATGTATTCGTCATTAACTAAAGTAACGACAGCTTCAACCAGCTCATCTTTCTTAGTGTATTCAAAATCATCCTTATCAGTCTTAGCTTTAAGGAATCTTTTAGGTACAAGACCCCAGTATTCTGTTATCTTGACGGAATCTGACTCATCCGCCTGTTTCATCTCAGAGTCAAAGCCAAATCGAACAGTATCATAGCTACCATCTAAAGGTACATCTCTATATATGCCTGACTTAATACCATCAACAACATGATATCTAGGTTTGATTACTTCATGTGCAACACCCAAGGCATCATTAATAGAATTAGCAGAGGGGTCAATTAGAAATTCTTTAGGTGAGATAGGTTCTAGTTTTACATCAATAGATGGGTATTCAGTGAGCTGTCTGGTTGTAGTCATAGTACCTTCAACAGGCTGTTCTACAGGAGAACGCTCTATATTCTGTTCAACAACAATCTTACCAATACCAGTACCGTAAATAGCACCATTAAGGAATATCTCACAGACAGCATCCTTAACACCAGTCTTTTCTAGGTCTTCTTGCAGTAGATTACGGACATATTCAGCATCAGTCTTGTCTTGGTCCAACATATCGTCTTGAATGTCGAACCATTTACCTCTACCAAAGGTAGCTTCTTCTAATTCTGCAACTGAGGACTCAACCGCCTGTTGTAAAGCAGGGGCAATGATTCTTGATTTCTCGGATTCTCTAGTTCTGTCTGATTGTAACCAAATACCACGCCAAAGACGGTAATACTCATCCCACTGTGTAACATAGTTCATATCTCTATGGGTTCTCCAGCTTTCTAAGCGGTATGACAACCACGAAGCAAGAGCTTGATACTGAGTTTCCTTGTCATTAAACATAAGTTATTGATTTGTATAGGAATTTAAGCACAATATATCATAAAGTAAATAGGAATATCAACTAATTTAATTAATAACCTGAAATAACATCCTCAGGTTCCCATTCTTCATCGAATTGTATGGAGTGGGCGAAGTCTGCAATACTTACCTGGTCTATATAGGACAAGGCATCCAGCAAATCATCATGTGATAAACGTGAAGGGAAGTCCAGCATCTGTGAGATGAAGAATCTCCAGTCTTTATCTTCATTAAAGGTGATTTGTTGGTGTTCCATCCGACCTTGAAGGGACCAAGTAATGCGTTCTGACTTCTTTTTACCACCATGTCGTAGTTCATCTATGTGAACAAAGCGGTTAGTAGCTCTCATCTCATCTTCTAGGTAAGGAAGTATAGCGTTCTTCAACGAACCAGTCTCAATACCCACAGTAGTAGCTTCATTAACCGAAGCCGCCTTTAATATCTTGGAAGCAGTCTCTTTAATAGACCACCTACCGTGCATAATATCTTTAACCCACCATTTATCTCGGTCTATCTTAACAATAGCAATAGCAGTCTCGTCTAACTTAGAGGTTTTAAGCCCCCTTTCTTTATCAGAGGCTTCAAATCCAGCAGGGTCAACCGCAATAACGTAGTTNACCTTGTAAGAACCATTCCTCTTTAAAGATACCGCCAGAGAATGTTTCAAAGGATGCCTCGAACTCTTGTCTAAAAGCCATAGAAGACATAGAGCTTCTGGCAGCCTCGACCTCATCTTCGGGTATATAGGGGTTATCAGTGGAGTTATATGAGAAAGCTTCCCAATCATCGTCTTTCTCAGCATCCATGTACAAATCATAGAAGTGATTCTTACCAGCAGGTGTACCAATAAACATAGCACCACCTCTTACGTCAGCAAGCGTAGGTCTAATAATCATTTCCCACACATCAGGTCGCATTGAAGCGTACTCATCCATAACAACATAGGCTAGACCCACTCCTCGGAGCGTGTCGGGTCTATCAGAACCCTTTAAGTAGATTCTTCTACCATTTGTTAGTGTTATTCTAGCAGTATTCTCATACGTGTCTTGAATCAGGTCCCCACCTAACTCTTTCAACATATTCCACATGATATCTTTAGATTGTTGGAAGGTAGGACCAATGTAGAAGACATCCTTAGAATCAGATTGTAATGCCTTGATTAACAATATCCAAGCAGCTAATCTAGACTTACCGAATCGTCTTCCTGCAGCAACAACCTTAAATCTAGCTTCTGAATTGAATATCTCTAATTGAGCAGGATGAAGCTCAACATTTAAAGTACC